CGCACCTTAACATCACAAGTCAGAATGATGCTTGAAAAGATGGCTGCAAAGAAATGAAGAAGATTTCTCATTTCACACGCGAACCGCTGAAGGTTATTAAGATATATTCAGATGAGGAATTGGACAAGAGGTGGGATGATGAAGAAGAGTTCCAGCCGGAAGCAATAAGGCTAATCTATTGCCTTATAGACCCAATCGAGAGGCTTGAGGTTTGTTCAATAGCTGGTGGCAGCGCAAAGGTTGGTGTGCGCGGCGGCTCTAAGCTAAAAATAAGCGGTGTACGATCCGGTGTGTACGATCTCATGCTCCTATGGCGCAATCGCGGCATAGCCTTTATTGAGCTAAAGGCTAAAAGCTATCCTTCTCAAGCCCAAAAGGAATTTGGTGAGTATCTTGTGGGTGCAGGTCATCGGGGGGCGGTTTGCAGGACTTTACGAGAGATACAAACATTTATTCTGTCTCTTGGTCTTGCTCGGCGCACTTGAGGGAGGACTTATATTTCTTTGCAGCCAATCTTGAACACTGTACACAGTCTCGTCTTTGGACAGTTCTCTGACTAATATGTCCACGACCGCATGGTTGTCCGTCAAAATATCTTTTCAAACCAATGGCCTTGGCTTCTTGTAGTGTAATAAATTTACACACATCTTGGGGAGATTCTCCGTGCTCTGCTTTTTCCAATGATAATTCATACATTCTTTTCTGAGCATGCCACTTTCTGTATGTGGCATTAGAAGCCTCTCTGTTACACTGCATGCACTCACGATATTTCGTGTGGCGTTCCTCGACATGCCCATTCTTACACGGCTTTCCCGTAAAATACCGCTTCAATCCGCGCTCAATGGCTTCCTTCCTCGTGATTATCTCATGCGAATCCATAACCAATTACCTCCTCCCATTTGCCGTTTTTTCTGACTGTTATAGTCGTTGGTATCTTTAATGTTCCCTGTAGCTCTAATGCGCCAGAAACATCTTTGGGTGGCAACTGGTTTGATCTTTTAATCCACCACATATCAAAGCGATTTCTCTTCTCAATTTCTGGAAAGACCCATTCTGTTATTGGGCTTATCTGCTCATTCACGACATAAGAGCATTTCAAGCTATCTGGCTTTCCTAGCTTTTTATGGCGTGAATAATAAACCTGACGAATAGTTAGTGTGCGGATATCAAGTTGGTTGGAGAGTAAGGCTCCACCAACAGCATTAGCTTGTATCTTTGGCGTTTCATCTATTGGAAAGATATAACCGCAATCAGGGCATTCTCTTAAGCTTGCAGCAACCACAGACATGCAATTGACACACATTTTATGGGGAGCCTCGCCCGTTCCGTCTGATAAGCGTCCTTTGGGGCGAATCTTATCTAGCGGACCATGTGTCGGTGTGTTCTGAGTGAAATCAAGTACAAGAAAATCTGTCTTAGACGGATGCAGTCTGAAGCCCCTTCCAAGCATTTGCGTCCATAGTCCTGCGCTTCCAGTCGGACGCATGCACGCGATCAAATCAATGGCTGGAACGTCTGTGCCAGTTGTTAGACAATTATTATTAGTTAGACACCGGATAGTTCCATCTCTCAATCCTTGAATGTACGCGTCACGTTGGGCTGCTGGCGTGTCGCCCGTAACCGTTTCGCATGTTATTCCGTATTCGCGCATTATGTCACGCACCGCTCTTGCGTGATCGACGCCAGAGCAAAACACAAGCCATGCTTTTCTATCTTTACCTTGCAGTATTATTTCATCAACGCATTTTCGATTTAGATAATCAGTGTTGACGGCGGCTTGTAATTCCTTCTCGATGAACTCACCGCCTCTTTTATGAACCTTACTGGTATCATAATGCGTTCCTGTTCTTATATTCCTAGGTGGGCATACATACCCATCTTCAATAGCCTTTAAGATTCCATATTCATAACAAGTTTCATCAAATAGCTTGAATTCACCCTCTGTAAGGACACCCTGTCCCAAGCGGTAGGCTGTGGCTGTATAGCCGATCGCGCGCAAGAATGGGTTTGCTATCTTTAGATCAGCGATAAACTTACGCCATGTTCCCATGTCCTTTAATGGGATAGAATGCGCTTCATCTATAAGTAACAGGCTAATGGATGGGAACTTGAAGGCTTTTGACCAAACACTTTGAATAGAACAAAAAGTAACCTGTCGTCCTATTTGTTTTTTCGATAGCCCAGCAGAATAGACACCGATTGAAAGCTCTGGTGCAATAGAATGCAGTTTTTCGCAGTTCTGTTTAACGAGGTCACGATTATGTGTGACGACCAATATCTTATCATACGGAGACATCTCAATGGCTCTTCTGCACGTTTCCGCTATGACAACGCTCTTTCCAGTAGCCGTACACATCTCAACAAGAGGATTTCCGTCTTTGTTAATGAGGAAGTCGAACGTAGCATCAACTGCTTGTCGCTGGTAATCGCGGAGAAGATAAATCATTTATCCTCACCATCGTGATATTCCTCACCATTATCCATTGTATAAATGATAGAATTACCATTAACGGTTTTTATAGTTCCCGCTACAAAGCTAGGAATAAATGCGTGTGACGGACAACCAACCAATTGTTCGTTATAATCCATTGGCATTTTATGCAGATCGCAATGCCACAATCCTTGTGCCGATGGTGTGCTATGCAGACACGTTCTGCAATTTCTCTCTGGCAACTTTTTCTTATGGCATACATCAAACATCCCGCACCACTTGCATTCAAAAAACGCAGGATCACGAGAGATTCCTTCTGGCGCATCGTTGGCGTAGATTATACGACGGGCTTTTTCGATTAGGCTTTTGGCGAATCCGTTATCCGCTTCCGTTCGCACACTCATCCAATCACGACCACCAGCCGTAGATACGACATGGAATGAGCGTGTTAGCTTCTTGTAGTACATATAGAGAACGATCTGTGCATAATAAACGCTATTCCATTTGCGAAGAGCCATCTTCTCGCCAAGTTCAAGCTTGGCTTTTTTCAACTGGTTGAACTTCTTATCGCTTGTTGCCTTTATCTCAAGAAGATGTTCGGTGGCAGGAGCCTCGATAATGCCCTTGATGGTTCCGTCTATATGACCAGAAAAATGATCGTCAATGTCCTTAAATCCCCATTGGGTATCCGACACCTCGAATTTTAATCGCAACTGGCTGATGACCGTTTGCTCGGTTATATGCCCATCTCTGAAACGCTTGAGCGCAGCAGCATCGAATAACTCCCGCACCCATCTTAGCCGATACCACAGCTTCCTCGAACAAGCTTCCCCAATACTACTCGCCCCCAAATACGGGCGTGGCTTCTCATCGAATTGCGCTGCTACGAGCGCATTATCGCAAGCCTTGAGTGTTTTATCGGCGTCAAAAAGACTGGTTAAATCAACCATTTGATTTCTTCTTTTCTACAATGATATTTCCACAAGTTGTGTGGTGACCTAGCATCAATGCGCCTAAAACTGGTTTTTTAAGTCCAGAATTTTCCATTATTTCATGTGCAATTCTGTAGGCATCACCAACATCATCTGCATTATCAATCCATAATGAACATTTACATCTGTTCTCCGCATCATCATCTTGGAAAAAGACATCAATTGTATATTTGGGCATGACTTATCCTTTACGGACATATCTATTTTATGTTAATAAGAACCGCAGGATCAGCCGCTATACTCAAAGACTAATCCTGCGATTTCTCACCTGCCTAGGTAGCAGCCTTCCGCGCCCAAGGGCTTGCCGAAGCACCGACAGGCGTATTAGTAGCGGCGGTGTGCGGAACACCGGCGCTTTCACCTGTTTTGCTCTTACCCTTGCGATGTGCTTCAATCTCGCTCACCGTCCATGAAATGGGGTAATAACCTTTAATCTCGTTTTTTGCTTTATAAACCGTACCATTCTTGCCAGTGGATTCCGGCGTGATGTCGATATAGGCATTAAATTCTTTGTAAAGGAGTTCCTCGCTTGTTTTGAGCATCGCTATGTTAACTGCCCAAGCAAAGCTTTCTAGCTGCTCAGTCGCAATTTTAACGGTTACCGCATTTGAATTCACAATGTTGTAGCTTCCCCATAACTTGCGCTTGTTGTCGATAACCTCAAATTCAATTGAGATATACTTGCCGCCCGAAGACGAGTCCTTCAGTTCTTCCTTTATGGCGACAACTTTATAGTAGCCCTTCGGCCACAGGGTGTATTCTGGTGCGCTATTGTCTTTAGCTTGGATGTTAAGGCTTGTAAGGTCTGTCATGTTGCGTTCCTTTGGTTGTTGGATTATTTGAACTTATCGAAGTAAGGGATGTTTGAGGCGATTACATCCCAAGCGTTTGCATCAAGCGGTATGATTGCAGGAAGATTGTAGCGATTTCCTGCCCTAAAGCTTGGAAGGCTTTCAGTCATAATCTCACGACTGTCCGAAGTTCCAACAGCTTTATTCTTTCCACTCACATCATCTTCGCGCACGAAAATCTTCTTCCTTGCGAAGAAAATACAATCCACAAACTCCATCAATTTTTCAGAAGCCTTCTCGTTCATCTTTAAGGTAAAACGATCATAGGACTCACTGTCTGGTGGGCTGTATGACTTAATGTGAGTATGCGCCAAGAGAATAACCATCATATCCTTTGTCGTTCTAAGATAGTTAAGCCCATCAATAACCTGCCCCCAATAGTCCATTGCGTACAGGTAGCCCTTGCCATAACCATAATCATCAATATTGGTTACAGCCTTGCCCTTTTCATTCTGGGGTCGGTCTGCAATGACCTTTGCAAAGATCATTGGCTCGAACCAATCAATAGTGTCGATGACAATTGTTTGGAATTCATGCTCTTGTGTTGCAAGAACATTAATCGCCTCAACAAAATCATCATATGATTTCAAATCCCAGCTTGTCATATCAAGCTTTCCCTCGCCATCTTCTGTGCGAAGAAATATGGGGTTTGGTGCATTTGCTGCCAGGCTGGTCTTGCCTATCTTTTCAGCCCCATACATGAGAATGCGTGGGGGTGCTTTAGATACGCCTTTTTTGAGTGTTTCGAGTGAGATTGCCATTTTATTCTTGCTCCATTTCCCCATCTTTGGTTGTTAACACGCTTGACTTCCTTAACGTCATACTTAATGTCGATGTATTCGGCTGGGTCTTCGCCTGCGCTCATGATTTGTTGAGCTAAGATTTTTAAGGATTTCTGGTCATAGGTAACTTTTTTGGGGAAATCTACAGTGAGATTCCCAACATGAACCAATCCATAAGGTTCAGCCTTATCCCGTTTCCACGATCTGCTTTCTTGTGTTCTGGATTTCTTTGAGTTCAACATCAACCCGTTCTAAGGTTGCTTCAAGTTCGCTATCAGTAAACTTGGAAAAGTCGGTGTGGTTACTTAACATTTGAGTTTCCTTTTGTTTCTGAGTTCTGACCGGATGTACGGACATTTGATAATTCGCATCTTACATTAGATTTCTGTTGTGTCAACATCTTTTTTTGTATAAAGTGAAAATATGATAGACAAGGAAAACCATGAAATAGATGCAATCATCCACGCAGGTCAACTTGGTGGGGAATTCATTGATTCGATTAAAGTTTACGATCTAAGGAAATTAACTGTTGAGCAATACAACACATTCGTTGAATGTATTATTACAGCTCATCAGGATTTTTCTCTGAAGAAGAATCCAATACAAACGCATGAATTGCCGTTCTAGTCTGAGAAAAAAGAAGATAGGCATCGAAAATCATTTCTCCGAATTCGCTGTTTTCGTCACAATTATCATAAATGTACTTTATTGCATCAAATGTTCCATCAACATTTTTCAATACAAATTCAATTTTTTCTTCCCGACTCATACAGCCTATTCTTTTGGAAAAAGGGGAGTCATCATTACATAAGTTTGACATAGACGGTAGGCCTCCCTGCCTTTTCGTTAGAAACCCTACCCTCTATTGAGATGGTTCCGGAATCCTTCATCCCCTCGAGCATCTCCGCGACATCTCTTCTTTTGACCTTTTTCATCGCCTTCAATAAGTCTACCTTACGCATCTCCCCATCATTCTTTTCTAAAAGATGGATGAATTCATTATACAGTTCTTCCCACTGGTTCTCAGCCATGTGCGTCTTAGCCAGTTTATCCATATATTTTACGGATGCCTCTACATAGTATTTTGCAGTCTCTATGTGTTTCTTGTCTAATTCAAATTTGAATTCCGATAGCGCGTATATCATAGCAATTTTTATAATATTTTCACGATAGCGAACCCATAGAGCGGAGTTTTCTTCATTCCGTTTTGAATGTTGATAATCCAGCAGGGCGCAAATATCATCCCAGCAATCCCCCCAACCAACTATAAAGGGCTTAACTGCTATCTTCGCATCATTGGATACACCAAGGCTGTCGCCAGTTGGATTTGTATTAAATGCTTTCCATGCCTCGACAAGTAAGGCGGGGGCTTCGCCCTGCTCTATATTATGGCAAGGTTCGGCATTGTCGTCGCCAAACAGCACAATAAATCTGTTGAGTTCCCCACTCTTGATGCCTTCTTTTGATATAGCCCCAGCATACATTTCTTCTGTCGTCGTGCCGTATATGCAAAGATTTGGATAATGCAAAATCATGGATTCCATTTTATCCGTGGCATATGTGCCGTGTTTGTAAATGGATGATGAACAAGAATAGAGCTGCAACAATAGGCTGCTAACCGCCTTAATATGCCCCGCGCTTTTTTGGTCTTTCAACGCCTTCAAGAAGATGCCGAATTCATCAATCATCATTACTTGGCTTGCTTGTGCGCTAATGGATTTTACAATACCAGAATCAGACCGTACCCCGTTATCCCCTAGAAAGTTCGACAGCCCTGCTTCTGTCATAAGATTGGCTATACAGCGGCGGGAATGGTCTTTTCCGCCGCCAGAAGCAGCAACCCCAACCATATAGAGATTTGTGCGCGTGTTTATCTTGCTGGCGTATTTGCGCCCAAAAACAGCCCCCAGAGCCGCCAACACATTAAGGGTAGCAAGCATCGGTTGTTTGTATGTGCCAGTTGAAACAATCCATTTGACCGTATCGCCGATAAGACCGTCAAATTCTATCGGGGCGTCCTTTTTTATGTTTTTCTTGCTAAACCCGCCAATGATCGAAGCAATATCAAGAGTTGATTTTTTCTCAACAACAGGCTGATTTTCGTATTTTCTCTCCCACCCGCTCAATTTGGCATGGTGGCACAGCGTGCCTATTGTTATGCCATTGCCCTTAAAGCTTCCCCAGTGGCTCGCACAGTCGTTTTTCTTATAAGAGCCACCCTTGCTGCTCCAATCGTCCCAAACGCGCAGGGAAGCCCCACCAGCCTTCAGGGACATGCCAATCTCTATCCATTCGTGGTATCCAATGTCCGGCGAGACATAAGACAGCATATCCTTAATGGTTTCTTCGTCAAAATCTTCGTCATAATTTGAGTAATCCTTATAAACCTTAACTTCTTCCACAATTTCGGTTGGCTTTTTGTATTCGGAAAGATTGGGCAAAATATCGGTTCCAGAATTTGCCATATCATTAAAATCCTGCCCTTCGGCTGGCAAAACCACAAAGCCACCACATTCTCTTGCTGCTTTATTGGCAAGGCTTATCTCTCCCGCGCTTTTATTATCCGCAGCGATAATGATCTCGCCCTTAAATCTATCGCGTATGTTCTTGGCAACCTTTGTGAGGTTTCCCGCGCTAAACGCGCAAACAACGGTGCAGCCCGTTATTTCGGCTATGGTCGCGCATGTTGCGAACCCCTCGGCAATATAAATGATTTGTTTATCTGAATTATCATTAAAAACAAAAAAGTTGCCCTCAACCTTGCTTTCAAAAGCGAATTTCTTTTCGCCGTTCTCTTTGATTGTCTGGATGCCAACTATTTTTTGGGTTGTGTCATAGATTGGTATAACCAATTCGCCATTGATGACGCGAACCCCATAAGGCTTTACATTTTTGCGCTTGATATAGGGATGTTGAGAAACAAGATTGGTTGTTGCGCTATCCCAAAAAGACAGAAACTTATTCTTTGTATTCCATGTTTTGAGCTGCATGTTTGCACCAGTTAGAGAAGATGGGTGAGTGCGTCATGGCGAACTGGAAACGCCACGATAAAAGGTGATCAGCCTCGCACTCGGAAGGGCAGTTTACTTTGATGCCTTGACTTTAGTCAAATCATTTTGCGTTTTTTCTAAAATCTTCAACACCGCACCTCGAGCCTGCGTTGTTCCTTTCTCCAATCTATGAACAGCGAGCCAGCCAATACCAAGACGTGAGCCAAATTGATTTTGAGTCTCCATTAGTGACTTGCGAAGTTCTTTGATTTTTTCTGGCGTCATGGCTTTAACCTTTTGCTGGGCGTGATTTTAGGGGTGGCGCAGTTTCCCCTTGCCTCCCGAAGCTATCAAAACGCTTGCCGGAAGAGCGGCGGCGAATATGTTTGCCTCCGCCCCGCGATATTTTGCGGCTTTGGTCGGGAGGTCTATAGGCTGGGTGATATAGACGAATTCCGTTCGCTCGATTATTTTCGGGGCTTCGCATATCTGCATGCCTCCCCAGAATGAGAAACAGCATAGGATAGCACCGCATATTAGTCGGCTTGTTGCTGCACAGCTAATCATGATTAGTTGCCTTTCAAAAATAGTTGAACGTATCCGCGCCTTTGTTCTATTCCAAACAATTCGGCGCACTATGCCGCAGGGGGCACCCCGCCCTCCCCTTGGATGAACGATTCACTTCCTATTTTCACCCATTCCGCCGCATCCCAATCATCCCGAACATCCCGAACTTCCGCTAGGGCTACTGCTTTGGCCTCATCTTCAGCCTCAATTTCTAGGCGGTAAAACGTGGTAACGGTTTTCGATATTTTATATTTAGGCATGACTAGACTCCCCTTGCTTTGTTGATAGCCTCTTGGACAATCGCGAAGGTGCCCTGCGGATATTCCTCCTGTTGCTGCGCCTGCGCCCATTGGTCAAGTTCAATCAGTGCTTCCAGCAATTCAGGCGCGGCGGCGATTAGTCGGGCATTGCTTTCGGCGTTAGCAAAATCTAATGGCTCGCTCTCCATGAATTGAGACAGTTTTTTAGACTCGGTCATGACGTATAGGTCGCAAACTGATTCGCCTGTTATTGCCGACTTTATGTATGTTCCATGCGTTCCGTTGTTCGCTATTACTAGAAAAGGTGCGGGTGTGTGTTGTGTAGTCATAATAGACTCCTATTTGTTTGTAGGTTGCCAGTGATCCGCACTGGCACGGTCGACACTATTACAGGGGCTTATGCGTTGTTTTTCGTTCCCGTTGCATCATGCCACGGGGGGGGCTAGGGTTAAGCTGTAAGTTCGGCAAGTAATTCGTCGTCACTCATCATAGTTTCTTCTATCGTCAAAGGTTTAATGCCCAAAAACTTGTATTCAGCCTCAATCTCCTTACGGCATGAAGCAATTTCGCGCTCGCGGAAAGACCGTTCGTTTTCATTTTTCGCATTGTTCATGCGGCATGTTTCGCGGCCAAGGCGATGAGTGAGTGCTTCTAGGTGCGATAAGTCGGTCATTTTGTCCCCCTTGTTAATTCACTCACAAGACAACCATAGACTCGCCGTTCATAGGCTATCAGCGCCCGGCGATGTTGCGGACTCCCGCCGCCGTATATCCGATAGGCTTTTTCTAGTGCTGATTCTTTCATGACTCGACTCCTGTGTGTTTGCAAGTTAACGGTTTAGGTCTTCTATCGTCGCCTCTAGCGTATCCCAAGTTACACCGTTGCTAGCGTCCCAATCGCGTTCGACACGTTCGAGAACTTGACGGCATTTTTTGAGCGATAATCTGGGGTTGATTTTCCTGACGTCATCCACGCGCCACACAATCGACAAAGTATTGTCTATGTCGTGGCAGATATTTTTTAACGTGCGATTGGCGTTTTTTAGCAAGATAATATGACTGTTTTCGTCGTCTGGGATTCCTGCGTCCCTATCGGCGGCAATCTCAATTTTGAGAACGGCGATTAGGTCGATTATGGTGTCGTGCGCCTGTGTAAGTGTGGGGTGTATCATGGGAGATTCCTTTCGTGTGTGTGGGTTATTCGGACTTATCGGCAAAATATCCCTCGAGTACTTCCACGGCACCGCCTATCTTTTCGGACAGCGCGTTTTGGTAATGGATAGTTGCCAGAAATTCCGAGTTGATCTTATCCAGAGTAAATCCGTACTCTTTCGCAAGTTCCAGACTTTCCATCAAAGAGGGATCGTTTTCTTTTAGTCTTGTTCATTCACGCGCTCGCGCAAGACTTCCTGAAAATCCGTTTCAGCCGTCCAGCTTTCAGCTTCGCAAGCGTCGATAAAATCGAATCCTTTGTCTTTCAGGATTTCGAGGATTTCTTGTGTTTGTGTGGTGGTGGTGGTCATGGTGTTTCCTTTTCTGTTTGTAGTCATGTGCGACTCCTATGGGTTTTACAGAGGCAGTGCATCAATATACGCGCCGATAGCAATGCCGACGATAATCAGCACAACCGTCACAATCGTTGTGATACGTTCTTTTCGTAAAACCGGGCGGCGGTCATATGTGGGGTAGGTTTTCATTTCGGTAACTCCAGTTTGTGTGAGGGTTAATCCATCGATATAAACACTATATCTAATGGATAGGTTTAAGTCAACAACAAAATATGTCTATCAGATAGTATCAGATGGATAGGGGCAATAAAAAACCCCGCTGGCTAGGTTAGGTAGACCACGCATTGTGCGCGATGTTTTTTAATTGTCGGTATCCGCTTTGCAAACAATTGTAAACAATTCTAAGCCCACTAAACAAAGGACAAATCGTATCTATTCTTATTTAATATATATTTTTTTTAATATACCCTTTACTCTCTCTCCCCCCCACTATAAGGCACTTTTATATTTTATTTTATATTGAGATTCGGAAATCAATTAAAAATACCCCCAAAACACCCACTATCCCATTGATTGTAAAGATGAATAATTAATGGTAATTGTTTGCAAACGCCTTTGCGAACAATTGTTAAGTGTTCGTTCATGTTTTGTTTTGATTATTATGTTGAATCAGTTCCACAGTGTGAAACGTAACGATTGTAAAATAGGCAGTTTCATTTCCACTTGGTCGGGTATAAACCTTCGCCTTTAGGCGGAATTAGCCTTTAGCTAGCTCTTTTGATATTAAAGCCAAGAAAGCTTGAGTTTTGAGATCAAGGGAGTGGGTGAATGTTTGGGAAAGATAGATATGACCGAGGAGCCCATACGGTACTGGAGCTGAAGTACCACTTTGTATGGAAAACGAAGTACAGCTATGCGGTTCTGAGAGGGAATGTGGGATTACGGCTGAGAGACTTGCTGAGGCAGATATGCAGCGAGAATGAAATGAGTGTTGTGAGCGGGAATGTGAGGTCGAATCACGTGCACGTTCTGATAAGTGCGCCTAGTCACCTTTCCCCCGCGAAAATGGCGCAGTATCTGAAGGGTAAAAGCTCGTATCGGCTACAGCGAGAGTTTCCACAACTGAAAAAGCGGTACTGGGGAAGTCACTTGTGGTCACAAGGATACTTCTGCTGCACTGTTGGTGCGGTGACAGAGCAGATGGTAAAGAAGTACATCGAGAATCAAGATGACTCGCCTCAAGCCATCAAGTTAATTTGTGGTTGACTTTTGCTCAAAATTTAGGCAATCATTAATCAGTACAGTCGTTAACATTTGTTTTTCATATGGCTAACCCTAACTGGCTCCCGGGAGTGTCCGGAAATCCAAACGGTCGCAAGCCCTCTGTATTTGCCACACAGGGCGATGTTGCGACTGCTCTCATGGAGCGTTATTCGCCTAGCGAAATACTCGCTATCGCCGCCGACCCCGCCCGCCTCGACAAACTGGGAAGTTGGTCTGCAATCGTCCTAATACAAATAGCTAACATGCTCAAGGCTGGCGATGATCTCGACTGCGCGGTTGAGCGGGAGCGGATGTTAGATCGGACGGTTGGCAGGGCTGTCCAGCACGTTGATGCTAAAGTTTCCGTTTCGGTCGAAACAGAGGCGGCATTACTAGAGGGGCGCAGGCGTGTGGCGTTGTCTAGAGGTGAGGCATTGCCAGAGGTTAGCTATAGCGTGGTAGAGTCTGAGCCTTCGCCTGTGCTATCGACGAGGACAAGCGCGAGGCGCGGATCGAGGCTTAAGTAGCTTCGCGAAGCGAAGCTACAACAGGGGAGGTGGGGGTTTTTCGACAGACCGAAAACTGTATATGTCCTCATGACGCGGAAACGCCGGCACGACTTTTGTAATGACACTTCTGGTTTGTAGATTTTTTAGAAAACCCGCGTTGACTTCTGTGGTGACATACGGTAGGATTAGTGACGAATAAATTTGGGGTACAGAAATGATTAAGTTTTTAGGGAATATGATGCGATCTATGTATGCGCCTAAGATGATTGTGACAGATACTGATGATTCTGCGAATGAAGTTAATGTACCTCATGTGTCTATGTATGGTGTAAATCCAATAGAAGTTGAGGTTGTATCATGCATTCAAGACGGAATGGCTGAACTTATCTTGGGGCAGAAAAAAGACCGTGTTTTTCTTGAGACGATAAATGAGATGCATCAGGCGAATTGGCATCATGCGATCAATGCGTTGAACGGGATGCAGTTAAAGATTGAATCCTTTGATGGGATGATAAGGGATATTGATGAGAGGGTGGGTGCGAAGCTTGTTGAGTTAGAAATAAAGTCTCGTATTTTGGATGGGCTTCAGGAATATGATAAGAAGTTTACGCAGAAGGTTAAGGGGAAGGTTTCACGGAAGGCATCTCGGAAGGCATGTCGGAAGGTTAATAAAAATGGAACGAAATGAACTGATACAGCTTCGTGTTACGACGAAGGAGAAGGCTGATATTGCGGCTAAGGCTGGGAAGATGTCGTTGTCTGTGAGCGAGTGGTTGAGGAAGATAGCGAGTGCGGCGAAATGAGCGCCCCTATAACAACTTTATGTGATTATCTTTCTCGCAATGGATGGAGAAACGGAAGATTGTTATGAGCGTATATCCATGCACCTACGGAGGGCGAACATTCAATTCACTGGCCGAAGAAGTCGCACAATTTTATAATGATCCTCTTGGTTTTGTGCTGTGGGCATTTCCTTGGGATGGGAATATGCTAAAGGGATTTGGAGGGCCTGATGAATGGGCATCGAAATATCTCATCCGTCTTGGCGAAGAAGTAAAAAAGCGCGGCTTCGATGGTAGCGCGGCAGTTCCAGCTATCCGGATGGCAACAACATCAGGTCATGGGGTGGGCAAGTCGGCAATGACTGCGTGGATTATATTGTGGACAATGTCAACGCGCCCACACTGCAAAGGTGTTGTTACAGCGAACACGAGTACGCAGCTTGAATCAAAAACTTGGAGCGAATTAAATAAATGGACCAACATATGTGTTACGGGAAACTGGTTTACGATAAACACGGGCAAGGGCGCACTAAGAATTTATCATAATGATTTCTCTGAGACATGGCGGTGTGATGCGATAACTTGCCGCGAAGAACAAAGCGAAGCTTTCGCTGGACTTCACGCAGCAAATTCGACGCCATTCTACATCTTCGACGAGGCCTCAGCTGTGCCAGACATCATCTGGAAAGTCGCTGAAGGGGGTCTTACCGATGGAGAGCCTCACATGCACGCTTTCGGCAACCCGACGCGAAACACTGGGGCGTTTAGCGAGTGTTTTACGACGATGAAGCATCGGTGGATATGCACGACGGTTGATAGTCGTACTGTAAAGATCACGAATAAGCAGCAGATTGAGGAATGGAGAGAGGATTATGGGGAAGATAGCGATTTCTTTCGTGTTCGTGTGCGCGGTGTGTTTCCTCGGAGTGGGAATTCTCAGTTTATTGGTGGAGATATTGTTGAAGCTGCACGAAAGAGGGAAGCGTATTATGATTTTCACGACCCTTGCGTGATTTCGTGTGACGTAGGAAGGTTCGGCGCGGATGCTACGGTAATTGTAGTGCGCCGTGGTAGAGATGCGAGAACGATTCCTTGGGTTATGATGCGCGGCGCTGATACGATGGCGGTTGCGCAGAGGATTATTGATCTGGCAGCGATGTATAAGCCAGATGCAATCATGGTAGACGGCGGCGGTGTTGGTGGCGGTGTTGTAGATCGACTAAGAATGTTGAAACAGCCTGTGCTTGAGGTGCAGTTTGGAGCGAATGCTGATTCTGATAGCTCTATGGTTGATGGCGCTGTTCGTTTTTATAACAAACGAGCCGAAATCTATGGTCGTATGCGTGACTGGTTGGCTGGTGGGGCGATACCTGATGATGCGGAGTTGGCGAAGGAATTGACGGCTGTTGAGTATGGTTATGCGATGAAGGACGGGCATGATTGTATTTTGCTGGAAAAGAAGGCTGATATGAAGAAACGACTTGGTGTTTCTCCTGATAAAGCGGACGCTCTGGCTGTTTCGTTCGCGTTCAACGTAGTTCCGAGTGACCACTATGAGGCGTTTAATAGCAGGCGTAGGAGCGGGAGTGGCTTTACTGGATTTTACGATCCATTGTCTGACGAGCACATAAGGAAGAGCACATGAAATATGTTTTGATGTTTTTGATTGTTGCTGCCCCTGCTTTTGGTGGTGACTATGATTACGACCATGGGTTTGAAGCTGGGTATTCTTGGTCGCCACCGCCATCTGAAACAACGAGCGAATATACCCGCATGGGGTATTGGGATGGGGTTGCTGCGCAGCAGAAGGACGAAGCTGACCAGAAAGTCGATGATGAGCGTATTAGAGAGCAATGGAGGAAAGATGAAGACACTCACACTCGTTAGGCGAGACGACATTGAAGAAGTGCAGTGGTTTATTATACCGAAGTTGATTTCTGCATGCAGGAGATCGGATGGGAAGTGGCTGGTTGATGATGCGCTCAGGTTTATTAGCGACGGCGCGTGGTTTCTGTGGATTGCGCGTGAGGGGGATGAGGTGACAGGTTTATGTATTACCGAGATTAACGAATATCCCCATGCGAGGTTTTTGAGATTTATCTGCGCGACGGGAATTCATGCGAAGGATTGGGCTGGGTTCGTTAAGCAGATTGAGGCTTGGGGTCGTTCGATGGGTTGTTCGAGATCACAGATTGAATGCCGCCATGGTTGGGAGAAGCTGATGAGTTCGTTTGGGTACAAGAAGACGCATGTGATACTGTATCGTAATATATGAGCTAATCGCCCTATACCTTGGTCTAATATCCCTGCAGCTCTAGTTTTGCTAAACTATCCCCAAATTTTATGGGGTATCCATGTTTAACTTGCGCTGTCACGGCATTATGAATTGTTCCCGCCTTGGGTTTGGTGGTGGGGCTACGCCAAAAGCACCTCCTGCGGCTCCACCTATGGCATCGCCAGCCACGTTGGCGTCGTCTTCTGTTGCGGCTAATGCTGCAAGTCAGAAAAACGCTATGGGGGCGGCTTATGGTGGGACATTGGAGAATGGCGGTCAGGGTGTTTCTGATTCCACGATAAATATGGCGAAGCAGACGCTTGGTGGTAACTGATATGTCAGTTGCAGATGAAATCGCCAATTATGAGAAGGCCTCGCCTAAACTCCTAGCTGAACAGGCGGCAACGGCTTCTGGTAAGAGCAAGCCACTTATGGAAGAGGCTGTCTGGAAGTCGATGAGCGATCATTTGTCGGGCAAACTATTGTCACTTTATGCTTGGAGACAGACGTGGTGGAGTACGAATTGGAATGACGTGGCTAGGTATATTGCGCCGCGCCGTTCTCTATTTATCACGCAGGGTTCTGGTGGGTTGCCTACGCCGAATTCTATGATGCGCGGCATCCCTATCAATAGCGCGATTGTCGATCCTACAGCCACGCTCGCACTGCGTTATTGCGCGGGCGGATTGGCGAGCAACCTTGCAAAGCCTTCTGCTCCTTGGTTTAAGATCATTCCGTTGATGCAAGGTATTTCTCTTGATGCGGATGCGCGTAAGTGGATTGAGGAAACTGAGAATCGTATTTATGGGGTTTTGAGCATATCGAATTTTTATAATCAGTTCGTTCAGGAATGCGAGGATATATCGGCATACGGAACGTCGCCCGCTATTATTTATGAAGATGATGAAAGCGTCATCCGCGTTCACGTTCCTTGTGTGGGAGAGTATTATTTGGATGTTGATGCGTCTAATCGCGTAACGAGCCTGTATCGTCTGGTTCTTATGAGTACGGCGCAGATGGTTGATTTCTTCGGTATTGATAACGTGAGTCAAGAGATTCAGCAATTATGGAGCGGGAAGGGGGCGGGCTTGCAGACGGAGCATATTATCGCTCACGCAATCGAGCCAAACTATGCGGTAGGGACGAATAAGGATTGGAAACTTCCCGGCGGATTTCCTTGGCGTGAAGTTTACTGGATGTATGCAGATGCTGGAAAACAGCCCCTGTCTGTTCGCGGCTTCTGGGATCAGCCTTTCAGCGCGTCACGTTGGGCTACACAGGGTAATGATGCCTATGGGCGTTCTCAGGGTATGGATGTCATGCCTGACGTTAAGCAGCTTCAGGTTATGACGCGACGCATGGCGGAAGCTATTGAGAAAATGGCGAATCCACCGTTGATTGCCGACGAGAAGCTGAAAAATATGCCATCAAGTGGATTACCTGGTCACGTTACGTTTATGCCTGGTCTTGATGCACACAATGGCATGCGTTCGATTTATAATGTAAATCCAGATGTGAATGCGTTGGCGGTTAATATCGAGAAGATACAGAAGAGAATCGAGACTGGTTTTTTCAAAGATATTTTCATGACGATTTCTAATTTACAGGGGGATCAGAGGTCGGCGACGGAAATCAATGCTAGGCGGCAAGAGGCTCTACAGGTTCTTGGACCAGTCGTTGAGAATCTTATTACTGAAAATCTACGCCCTAAATTGAAGCGCATTTTCTCTATTATGAAGAGAAAGAATATGATCGACCCGATGCCGAAGAGCTTAAACAATATAGCTATTGGTTTCGACTTCTGCTCGACACTTGTTCTTGCGCAACGCGCTTCTGCGCTTGGCTCGATGGAGCGTGCAGCGGCATTGATTGGTAATCTTGTTCCCGTCTACCCAGACGCGAAGGACAAGTTGGCGGTTGATACCTTCATTGATGAAGCTTTCGACATGCTTGGTGTTCCTCCGACTATTGTTAACGACGCCGACTTTGTGAAGAAGGTTCGTGCTGCGCGCGCGCAGCAGATGGAGAACCAACAGAAGGCTGAAATGATACAGCAAGCATCCGACACAGCGAATAAGTCGGCACAGGCTGCTCAGACGCTTTCGCAGACGACGGTCGGCGCGGGGCAGAACGCTTTGCAGATGTTGACTGGCGGATGAAATAACTTGACGATGACATCACATTAACTATACTAAGGTGTATATGAAAATATGTGGTGAAAAAATGACAGAAGAGCAAAAAGTTACCTTCCGCATGTCGTGTCTTTGCATGGCATCTAGCACATGCGGAGCGGGCGTGGATTATGAATATGTTTTAGAGGCGGCGAAAGAATACGCCGCTTTTGTTTTGGGTAATAAGCCGACGCTTAGAGTTGTGAGCAATGATGGCGGTGATGCAGCATGATCGGCGTAATTACTCATGAAAAAATTGATTGCTGGGATATTAATGGAAATTCTATTGGCAAAAGAGACTTGAAGGTTTTTGAGGTGAAAGAAGATGATGGAACGTGTAGAAGAAGATTTTTTGATAAAAATATGAGCGATCGGGAAATAATATCAATCATCGAAGAATCGGGTGAACAGAAATGATCGGTGAGAAAGTTTCAGCGGATGAAACGCGTACGCAAATGATTGTTGCGATTGAGTTGCTGGCAGCATTAAATCAAGCAATGGGCGGGGCTGAACAAATGTGTTTTCAGCGTCGTGACCCACGTTATCTATTGATGCGCGATGGTCTTGTTGTAGCCAAGAGCATTGTTATGGAAACTCTGCCTAAAATGATTAAATACAAAGGGACGGCTGATAAAAAGCTGATTATGGTTTAACGTATGCCGATGACTAGCCATGAGAGCATGGAAAGATTAGATCACGGATTGCGCCAAGCAGCATCATGTTGCCGAGAACTCGGCGTTATGACTGGTGTGCCTGATTGGCGGGCTTTGTCTAATGAGTTCGAGATCATGCGTAAGAAAGCAATTAAAATGTATAAGGACGGTGAGTTGCCAGAATTTGAAGTTCAGAGATTGACTAATGACATCGAAATAGCACAGAAAATGGCAAGTTACACTGTTCATGGCAGGTAAGATGGACGAAGAACTACAGCCACTCGATTATGATGCTAACAATCCTGAATCTGTCAGGCAGGCTAAGGATGCGGCGAGGCGTCAAAGGAACACAGAATTGCGTGTTGTTCAGTCTATTATGGCTGAAAAAGAAGGTCGCGCATGGATGTTTAAGGTGCTGGGAAAGTATTGCCATGTATTTTCAGAAAACACGATGAGAGATACAACAGAACGTAACGCTCGCTTTGAAGGTGAGCGCGGTGTTGGGTTGCGCCTTTTAGAAGAAGTTATGGAAGCTGCTCCAGAAAGTTTCTGGGAGATGCGAAAAGAAGCCCTATCCAAGGACACAGCATGATCAAACAGCTTAATGCGCGTGAGATTGAAATCCTTAGAATGGTTTCTCAGGGAGATACATATAAGCACGTTGCGAGAAATCTGAATTTATCTCTGTCGATGATAAAGATTTACATCCGAAGCTCTAAAGATAAACTAGGCGTCCGAACAGTCTGTCAGGCTGTCGCTAGGTTTGTTCAGGAGGAGTGAGGTGGCTTAGCTTTCCTCATCATATATTGAATGCTCCACTTTGGAAAAGTATAACATGGGTTGACTATATAATACCGGAACAGAACTTACTAAATCTGGTTATACCTTAGTGCAGTGTACCTCCGTTCAGTATTCCATACAAGCAAAATCATATATCCTTCTGAGAAATCATTAGAAGGCTATTGATGTCTGACGAAGCTATCATCTCTGCCCCAGTAACCGCAGCTCCAGAAGCTGCTATCGTTTCTGCGCCTGTAGAAGCCGCGCCCGTGGTGACTGAAGCTGCTCCCGTTGTAGAGGTGACAGTAGAAGCACCAGTCGACGCTCCTAAGCCTCTCCTCGCTCCCGTAGAAGATACTCAAACTGAAACCGTAGAACCCGCTGAAGCTCAAGAAGTTACTCCAGAGCCTGTTGTTGATGCTGAACCAGCACCTCTACCAGTTTATGAATTCAAGTTGCCTGAGGGCACACAGGTTGATAGCGAATCGTTTAAGGCTTTCAATACGAAGCTTGGCGAATTCCAGAACCTGACGAAATCACAGCAAGACATTGCACAGAAGCTAGGTCAAGACTTCATCGACATGCACGTCAATGAAATCAAGAATGTTGTCGAGAACCAAAACAAGGCAGCTTGGGATTGGTTTAAGTCTCGCAACACCACATGGCTTGAAACAGCTAAGAACGATCCATCCATTGGTGGAGAGAACTTCGATGCAACGATTAGCTCTGCTGCTCAGGCAGTCAGTCTATACGGTGGCACGAAAGTTCAACAAGCCGAAGTCGCTAAAGTATTGCAGGAAACTGGTGTTGAAAATCACCCAGCTATATTGCGTCTTCTATCCAACATCACGAAAGTGGCAGCTAAAGAAGGCTCGCCAGTAACGTCACGTGTTGTTCCAGTTCAGAAAGCCAGCCCTTCTCAGATGATGTATGGGGGCGGTCAATGAATCATCTCAACAAATACAACAACAACTTAGGAGCTTAAAATGGCTTTATTCGCTAACCAGACCCCAAATTTGTATGATTGGGCAATGATGGCCCAGCCCGATGGCAAAATCGGCTATATCGTCAACTTGATGGCGCAGTGCAATCAAGTTGTCGAAGATGCTATTGCCAAGGTTGGCAATTTGCCTATGGGGCATGAAGTATCGTTGTTGACTGGTTTGCCACAGCCTAGCTGGAAGCAGAACAACCAAGGTATTGCGGCGACGAAGCCACTTTTCGGAAAAGAAAAGTTCTCTATCGGCATCTTGCGCGATTACGGCATGGTTGATAAGGACGAAGCTGAACTGAACGGCGAAGTTGCTAACTTCCGCTTACAGCATGCCAAGACCCATATTCAAGGTATGGCTCAGAAGGTTTCTTCGTCGATCTTCTACGCGAACGAATTGACCATGCCTGCTTCGACGACTGGGCTAACGCTGTACTACAACTCGTTGGAAACTGCTACTTCTTCTACTGCGGCTAATGTTTTGAACGCTGGCGGTACATTAAGCTCGAATGCTTCATTGTGGCTGAATGGTTGGAGTGACGAAGGCGGCTTGTCCTTGCTGTTTCCTAAGGGTTCGGCTTCTGGTCTTGTTCATGAAGATAAGGGCGACATCGTTCCTTTGTATGACGTTAACGGTCTGCGCTATGAAGGCTACACAGACGTGTTTACTTGGAAGCTTGGCGTTGCGATTGAAAATTGGCAGTTCCAAGTTCGTATCTGTAACATTGATACGACGACGACTGCTGGTGGGTTACTGTCGACCACGCCACCTGACTTGTTCTCTCTGATGAGTGCTGCGGTTAACATTGTGCCGCACACGACTCCTCGTGGTTCTGGCATTACGAAGACTGATGATCCAAATGGCAACATTGGTCACAAGTTTGCTTGGTATAGCAATCGTACCATCAAGACCGCGATGGAAATTCAGGCGATCCGTAATAAGAATGTTCTGCTTGGGCCTACTGAGTATGCCGGTCAGCCTGTTCTTAACTGGCGCGGCATTCCAATTCGCTTGAATGATCAGATGATCAATAGTGAAGCGGCTGTATCGTAAAGGTATCTGGGCTACCTCGCTGGTGCAATAGCCAGCGAGGTTATCGAATTAACGAATTAAGGAGTTAAAAATGGCATATCTTGAAGGACAAGTTGTAGGTACGTCCAATACCGCTCTCTCGGTGGCTCAAGCCATTACGGGGACGAACACTACAGTAAAATCGACGAACGTCTTTGATGCTGCTGGCGCAGGCGTAGGCACGACACCTTCGATGGTTGGTCCTGTCACTGGTAACGTAGGTTCGCTGGTTCTTGGTGGGGCGACTGCTCTTGGAACTGATTTTGGAACTGGTCAGGGCGTTGCTCATCCGGGCGTTTTGTTCACCGTTACCACGACTGGTACGGGTTCGGGAACGATTGCGTTTGGTGTTGAAGCTGCTCCTGATTTCGGGAATGGTACTGAAGGAACATACACGCTGTTGTCACAAACTGGCGGTTTTGTCGGAACGACTTTGATTGCTGGTACGTCTCCGTTCCAATACTTCCTGCCGTTGTCTGAAGTTCCCCCTACATTTTCTGGTCGCCCACGCTTCTATGCTGCTCTGTACACGATTACTGGTACGGCTGCTGTTTCTATCTCTGCTTCTTTGGTTATGAACCCACCAAGTGTTGTTGAACTTGGTCGTTATGGTAAGAACTTCATCGTAGCAGCGTAAGGATTAAAAAATGGCTAGTTTGTTTACGTTTCCTCCGCAAAAGACGTCGAAGCTCAATATTCCTGAAGATGAGCCCATTTACCGCGTTATTGGTAAGGGCTTTTTCGATGGTGCGTCGCTTTTGACTGAATATGATGATGCTGGAAAGCTTGCCTTGATCGCGTTTGACGGCGTGCCTAATTTCAATCTTTTGCCCATGAATGAACTGGCTTTGTTAGCGGTTGAAGAATGGCTGAAGGATTTGGAAACTGGTAAGAAGGAATCTCAAAAGCATCCTGAATACAAAGAACCTGGCAATGTACGCAGTGGTATCATGTCGCAGGACATTGAAATTAAAGCGTATATGAATCGCATTCAATCGAGCAATCGTTTTGACGCAACGCGGGTTGAAGCTGCAACCTTGTCGAATAAGATCAATAAGGCAACAACTCGTCGCGTTGATCTTGAAACGATTGAAACACCTGAAATCAAGAGCGTTAGTGTTAAGAAACGCGATCAACGGGATATGATCAATGGCTGAAGCCAAGAAGCGCAAGTGGATCAAGGGGGCTGTCGCGGAGGGCAAGGGTAAACTTCATGCCCACCTCGGCGTACCTTCTGGTGAAAAGATTCCAGAGGAAAAGCTTGAACAAGCTTTGCACTCGAAGAATCCTACCATTCGCAAGGAAGCTAATCTTGCTAAAACGCTAAAGCACTTCCACCCTGCCGCTAAGAAAAAAAGCGGTCAAGAATTAATGTATGGCTCAAAGGAATAAAATCATGGCATCAGAAATCGCAGAAAAAATGTTTGGCAGCAGCCCTAAGCTTGAACGCGACAAAGAAGGCAAAGTGGGTGTTGGCAAAAAGATGGACACTGGCAAAACAGAAGCAGAAGGTTCTGAAAAGGGCATTCCTGTAGAAGTTCGCCATTCGCATGAACGGATTGCCATGCACCACCGCCATATCCATGAGCATCTGGAACTACATCGCAAGCATGAACATGAGCATGCAGTTCATGATCACGGTGAGCATGGCGATAAGAAAAAACTCCATGAACGCCATGAGGAAGAATACGAAGACATGCACGAAAAGCATGAGGGCGAAATGAAAAAGCTCCATGAGCGTCACGAAAAAGAACACGGCGGAGAAAAGAAGTAAGCTTAACCTGTTAACGCTCTTTAAGGAGAGACAGACATGACAACTCCAGTGATTTTCCCATCGCCTTTGAGCGGTAACGAAGCTATCCGTGCATTCAGTAAGTCTCCAAATGGTCGTCCTTGTGGACAGGATTTTTTGGTTACATCGGCACAAATTGCAGCATTAGCCGGTACTAATCTTCCTTCTGCTACTGGTATTGTCGCGGGGACGACTCGTACACAGGCTGGTGCTACAGTTCTAGTTCCAGGTATTTCTCGCGTAGACACGTCAACGGCAGTAACGGCTGGAACAACCAATGGCGATGGCGTTAAACTCCCTGCGGCTACATCGGGAGATGTTGTCACTGTTGTGAATAACACAGCTAATATCATCCAAGTTTACGGTAACGGATCAGATACCATTAATGGGGTTGCTGGCGCGACTGGTATACCACTCCCTCCTGGTGGCGTTAATATCTTTGTTGCTGCTGCTGCTGGCGGCTGGTTAATTGAAAGTGGAGTTGGCGGCGGGGCATCTGGTACGATTCCAACTTTTATAGTTCAAGAAGCTATCACGGCATCTTCGACGATCACACAGGCAGCAGCAACGGCGATTACGTCAAACTATGCGCATGTGACGACTGGCGGCGCTAACTATGCTGTTGCCCTTCCAGCGTGGGCGAATGGAGCAGTTGTTACGATTTACAATGATACCGCCACTAACATCACAGTTTATACGCAAAATGGCGGAACTGCTACGCTAAACGATCTGGCATCTTCTGCCACACCAGTTTTGCAAATGCCTAATAGCATTGCTACTTATTCAGCATTTTTATCTGGTGCTACACAGGAGTGGCATACGTCTAATGCTGACACTGGGTATGCGGCTGGAACATCCTTGCCTACAGCATCGTTTGCTACTGGCATTTCGGCTGCTGGAACAAATCAGGCTACTGCTACAGTTCTTACGGCAGTGACCAGCAACGTAACGACTGTTGGTGCTGGCGCTGGTGTCGGATTGCCCGGCTTTGTTACTGGAACGACGACGAACTCTGCTGGGTTGACTATTACGGTTATTAATAATGGTGCAAACCCATTGCTTATTTATCCTCCTATCGGAGCAACTTCCGATACGATCAACGGACAAGCATCTACGTCGGGTGTTGCGATTTTCCCCGGCACTGTTGCGAACTTCATATCTGCTGCTAACGGCGTATGGACGTCTGATGCTGCTTCTACGAAAATGGCAGCATCGAATACGATTGCTTCGGCGGCTACACTGGTTCTTACTGCTGCTTCGCTAACTGGTGGTGTTGCAGAAGTTTCGACTACGATTACTGGCTCAACTACTATTACATCGCTCACGACTGATACTGCCGCAAATATCTTAAAGGTACTGCATTCGCCCATTGTTGGAACAAGCTACAAGCTGCGAATTGTCAATGTTGTCGCTGTAGCTACTTCTGCTCTCTTGGGTGGTACGAACGTCACGATTAGCTCGGCTGGTTCTGGTGTTGTGACTATTCCTGCAAGCGGCTGGCGCGACTTTATTGTTACTGTGACGGCTGTTGGCACGCCAGCAGTTACGATGGTTAGCACATCGACTGGTACTTGGACGTAAGGGGTTTAATATGCGTAGCTTTCCAGCAATGGTTGATCTGAAGCGCAGTGACGCGGACAAGGCAGAAGATGCCATTAAGGGTTTGTGTATGCCCAAGTCATCTGAGCCGGATTATGATTATGGTCTGAATTTGACGTTCAATGAAGAAACTATTGAAAAGTTGAATTTGGATGATGATGTTTCGGTTGGGGACTTTCTGCATATCCATGCTTTTGCTCGTGTGACGG